TTAGCGACAAATTTTTATCTTCTCAATTTCTAATCTCAGATCTTCCAGTGTACGGTGTAAGTACACTTTATTTGTTACATCGCCAAATGCATGCCCAAGCATTAATTTTTTGCATTTCCAGTCTATCTTGTAATCATCACACAGCTTGCTGAATGTATGCCGACAGTCATGTGGTGTGTGCTGCTTCAATCCAAGTTCTGAAAGAGTGGAGGTCATCTGTTCGCGAAATTTATTAGGAGTGCATGGCAACAGAGTGCCTTCGCGGGATATTTTCTTTTCGACAAGTGGCATGATCTCAGAGTGGATCGGAACGATCCGGTTCTTGCCTGCATCGGTCTTTAGCCCACCGAAGAAATATTTCTTTTCCAAGTTCACTTCCAAATCGATATATTCCGAGATCCGGAACCCGGAATAACACATGATTAATAACATTTCGGCTGTTGGGTGATCAGAGTGCTTCCAAAGTACCAGCAGATCATCGTCAGTGAATGGCACACCATGTTCGTCATCATCTGGGATTCCAATCTGTACATAATCGGAATACTTTTTGTCGCACAAGTCATTGGCATCGGCGTATTTGTACATCTGGTTGTACAGGTTTTTTACGAGCTCCAGAGAAGAGTGCTTCAATCCTTTTACCGTGTTGCAGTCATCCAGAACAGCTTGAAGATCATCTGTGGTCAGCGATCGGAAACTTTTGGAGTGTAGCTCTTCGCAGTTTTTAAATGCAGCGCGATAGCTGTTCTCAGATGACGTTCGCTTTTCTTTTTTGGTCGTATATTCCTTTTTAAACTTCCATTGATAGAAATCCTTGAATACATCCTCGAATGTCTTCTGATCGGCAATCTCGCGCTGTGTCTGGGTGTACTTGCCGAGGATCGTGGCGATCATGTTATTCAGTTCGGCATTTCCGGATTCGGTCAGTTCTTTTTCCCTGCCAGGATAATACTCTCCGTGCTTGTACCAGGTAAGGACTGTGAAACCTTTATACCAGTCATCCACGTAGCAGAGGGCTTTCTGTGCCACCGGATTGCCGTCCTCATCGAATTTTTCTGTAGGAGGGTAAACTCCATAGGGGTTGGTTCTATTCTTGCCGGAAAGGCGCTTTATGGAGCCGTAGCCGTTTGGTAATTTTGGATGTTTCTTTCTTCGTGCCATTATATCAGTCCTTCCTATGTGCGACGTCGCACAAAAATGGGTATAAAAAATACACCTATGCAGGTGCCAAGAAAATGTGATATAATACTCTTGCTTAGGGATTATTATATCGTGTCCTTGACACTGTATAGTATCTTTGATTCCGCCTCTGTTGTCAGCAGGGGCGGTTTTCTTTTTTATTATTTCAGTGCATACATTCCAATAACTTGTCCAATTTGAACGATGTTACTTGATCCTGAAAATTCAAATCTGACTTTGCCGAGTCCACTGAAATACATCTCAAGTTCACTATCTAAATCAAAAACTCCAGCTGTTTCAACAGAGAATGCTGAAATTTTAGCATAAGGCAATGAAGTGAAGTCTTTCTTTGCCCCGGTTAATCCCTGGACGTTACATGAGATCACTCGCTTGTTCGTAAATACAACAAAGTCACGAATGCTTTTGTATGCACCAATAACAAGTTCATCATTGATAAGAAGTGGTTCTATATCTTTCATTACTGCCTCAGGTTTAGTCTGTTTCAACTTTACGAATGAACTGTTTTTAAAATCGATCATAATACATTCCTCTCTTTTCCTTTGTATTTTATTACACACAACATATATAAACGCCGAAGCGATTATATCATTTTAATGTAGCAAAACGACACATATATTGAAATATGTTAATCTTTATGCATATTCTAAATATGCGGATGCAACCATACTAAATCCGCTTACCTTTAGACTCTTCTGATAGAGTCTCCATTTGGCTCCTGACTCCACAGGAGCTTCTCTACTTTTATCATTCAATTTTTCCTACAGCCAAATATGGAATAAACATGATGTAGTAGTTATCTACAGTCGTTCCAACACCATATTTCTGTCTGTAGCATTCAATACATTCTGCCAAAAATTCATTGGTGACTTCCAGATACTCAGCCACCTCATATCGATTCTGGCATCCGGCTTCGTAGGCTCTGATCAGACCTTGCAAGCCGATCTGTTTATTGTACGCCCAGAGTCTTGCCTGACGTTCCTGTTTGCGGTTCTGGGCAGACTCCATATCTATAATTTTTCCAACGGATGTATGGTGATGTCCCATCTCTTCTGCCAGGGTACACGCTTTCTGTGTAGAGTCCATATCTTTTTTTATGGCTACAACACCATCACAGTACAATCCTTTAATCCGATCACTTTCAAATGTATAGTCCACAACTTCTATACCGTCCTCGCAGGCTTCTTCCTGTAAACGCTCGTATGTATTCATATAAGCACCTCCCACTCAAGTATATCTGACAAGCTGTCCAATAATTAGGACTGCTTTCTTTTTGTCTTTACGTATTCAGCAAAGTTCTTGATTTCTTCCAGTTCGGATTCTGTATATTCTTCGCCATCGAAGTGTGCGGCGAGAGTAGTTGGCTGATAATCCTCCCAACCCATAAGATAAGCTGGAGAGACGTTGAGAGCGTTGGCAATTTCTTCCAATTTATCTACAGGCATATTTTTTATATATCCAGTTTCATATCTTTGAAGAGTAGATTTGCTGATTCCAACTTTCTCAGACAGAGTCTGATATGACATATTAAGCTCTTCACGTCTATTTTTCATTCTTTTCATTATATCTTGCATTTTTTCGCTTATTTCTTTTTCACTCATATCGGTACCTCCGTATAATGTTAATTATAAACTATTTTTTCATATTTGCAACATATATTTAAAGAATATTAAAAAAATGTTGCATATATGGGTTGACAAGATAATCTAATAGGTGTACTATACAAATATCCCAAATATGCAACGAAAGGAAGTGGAGAGATGTCATTTGATAAATTAAAGGGGAAAATGGTTGAGGCGCATGTATCTCAAGCAAAATTATCAGAGAAATTGGGTATTACTGTCCAGTCTTTGAATGCAAAGCTCAATGGACGAACACAGTTCACTTTGGAAGAAGCAGTTAGAATTACTGAGTTCTTGAATTTGAAAGATCCTATAGATATTTTTTTTGACCCAAGCGTCCCGAAAATGCAACGAAAGACAGACACACAAGACGATGGTTAGGAGGTGAACAGGGGTGAACATCAATATTATGTGCTTTATTGCTGTAACAATCATAGCAATAGCGTGTGGGATTGCTGAATATAAAATGAAGCTCCCGAATTGGAAGCTTCTGGTATCGTGGACTATTCTGATGGAAGTATTAGCGGTTCTCCTTTTAATAGGCAGGCTAACGACTTAGCGATTCCGTTAAAGAGCTCACGAGCTTCAGTCCAGTCATCAGATTCAATCCTATCGTTTAGCTCATCTAAAAATGACCATAAAGACTGTGGAGTATAAGCGTATATGTGGAAAAAGCTTTCGGCACATTCTTTGCAGGTAGTAGTAGTTGGATGAGAAATACATTTGCCGACTTTAGAAATGAAATCTTCGATGGTTGAAGCTCTGGCGGCGTTGTATGTACTGGTATGCTTCTCTTGAATATCAAGCTTTCGAAGCTTGAGCTGATGACGATTAGTAAGAATGGTTGTGATTGCCGGACTAATGATAGAAATAGCCAAAGCAATCCATGCAGCAGTGGCGCTCCAATCAATTTGATGCTCCATAAAAATCCCCCTTTCATAATTATTTAGTGTGGCAGTGCCTGTAATTAAAGTATAGGAGAGTACAAGAAAAATCACAAGAGAAAGAAGGTGTAAGAATGAAACGATTATGTCCAGCATGCTTCACGGAATTGTCAGCAGAAGCAAATTACTGTTCGATATGCGGAAAATGCGTGAGAGGAACAGTAGAACAGACAAAACAGTTTCTGGGAGGACCAGAAGAGACTATTGTAGTCGGAATTGCGGACAGTGCGATTCTGATCGGGGGCAAGAAAGCCACAATAATAGAAGAAGGTGAGTAGATGAAAGACATTCTAACAGCCAACCAGACAGCCAGGGTGATTGGCTGCGGACCACAGAGAGTCCGAGAGCGGATCAAGAGAGGTATCTGGACATTTGGCAGCGTAGTAACCAGAAAAGAATCCGGGAACGCCCAGAAAAACACTTATGAGATCAACAAGCATAAGCTGGCGGACTTTCTTGGGATTCCAGTAGAGGAAGTAGACAGGAGGTTGGGAGCATGAAAGCACAGACAATGAAGCAGATCGGCACGGCGCTGATCGTGATCGGACTGGCGGGAGCATATTACACGATTGCTACCATGAATAACCGTGGCGGAGTGATGGCACTGGATTTTGTGAGAGAAGCAATCTGGTGTGTGGTGATGTCCGTCGGGGCGCATTTGAGAGGAAGGGGTGAGATAGGTGGAGAATAAGCAGAGAATCCTGGACTTGCTGTTATCGGCATTACAGGAGACACGTAATCTGCATGATCTGGTGGAGCTGGAGTACAGGGCAGACCGGGAACTGGTGTATGCGAAGTTTGCCAGTGGAAATTACAAGATCGTGAATGTCGCAATGGACTCAGGAACAGCAATGATCTGCGATGTGGTACATCAGATCGTATAAAAAAGAGTGCTCTCATAAGCCCGGCAAGGCGAGAAGCACTCAGAAAATTAGTCAACTTTATTATAACGGATAAGGAGACAAAAGTGAAGACATTAAAGATAACAACTAACAATGAGATTTTAATTGTCGATGTGGATCTTAATGATTATAAAAGCATTAAGAAGGAACTTGGAGGGTATGCAGAGAGTGTACTTACTGGAGTTATGCATGAGTATTTTAAAACATCAGTACTCATGCTGGTGGATGAGGAGGGACTGATTAAAAACCTTCCAATCAATGTGGTGGCATCTCATTTCTATGGCTACCAGATTCATGGACAGGTCATAGCCGGGGATGTGATCTTTGCAATATCACTTGGTGAGAACATGACTGGATTTGGAGAAAGGGATTCGGAGCAGTGGATGGATAAGATGTTACGCGATTTTCCAGTGTTGAGAAGGAGCAGAAGTAATGACAGCAAATAATTATGAGATCAAAGAAAATATTCTGACTTTACCAAAAGAGAATGACTCAGATATTTATCATAAAGAACTGAATCTGATCAGTTGGTATGGAAAACCAGTAAAATTTGATATCCGGGGATGGTCGGATGATCACACCAGGATGACAAAAGGAATCAGCCTTACAGAGGATGAATTCATACATATTGCCCGTGTGGGGCTTGAAAAATTAGGAGGTAAAGCATAATGGCACAGATTACAGTTACATTTGACAGTTACGAGGAAATGAAGACTTTTGCAGAGGAGCTTCTTGGTACAAAGAATGCACCAGTCAGCGCAGATAGTAAGGAGGTACCGGCACAGACACAGAGCGTACCCGTTTCACAGCCAGCCCCGGCGGCACCAGTAATGCCAATAACAACAGGACAGGCACCTGTGCAGACAGTGCCAACAGCGCCAATTCAGCCACCAGTAACGCCTGTACCGACCACAGAACGTACATACACACTGGATGAACTGGCAAATGCCGCAATGACTTTGATGGACAAGGGCATGCAGTCACAGTTACAGGAGCTTCTGGCAAGCTATGGCGTGGAGGCACTTCCTGCACTTCCGAAGAATCTGTATGGAAACTTTGCAACTGCGCTTAGAGGAATGGGGGCAAATATCTAATGGGACATGCAGAAAGAGCACATGCACTGTTAAGTGCATCAGGTGCACATCGGTGGCTTGTGTGCACACCGAGCGCGAAGCTGGAGGAACAGTTTCCGGATTCTACATCAGAAGCAGCCAAAGAAGGTACACTGGCCCATGAACTGGCAGAGTTAAAGGTACGACATTATTTCTATACTCCGGATTTTGGAAAGAAAAAATACACGACCAGAGTCAACAAGCTGAAAAAAGAGGATCTCTGGAAGGATGAGATGGAACGGTACACTGATGAATATCTGGATATGTTAAGGGTTACAGCGCTTGGTCTGGGAGCTCCACCATATGTTGCCATAGAACAGCGTCTGGATTTGAGTGACTGGATTCCGGAAGGATTCGGTACTGCAGACTGTGTGATGGTGTATGGAAACACGGTGCACGTATTTGATTTCAAATATGGAAAGGGAGTGCAGGTGGACGCGGAGCAGAATCCTCAGATGATGTTATATGCGTTAGGGGCTTACAGGGCATATAAAATGCTGTATCCGATAGCGCAGATCAAGATGACGATCATACAGCCGCGTATCGATCATATCTCAGAGTGGACTTGTACCCTGGAGGAATTATTAGCTTTTGGAGAAGAGGCAAGATCAAAAGCAATGCTTGCGATGGAAGGAAAGGGTGATTATCATCCGGATGAAAAAGCCTGCCGGTTCTGCAGGGCGAAGGCACAGTGCCGGGCAAGATCTGACCATAACGTGAAGAAAGCATTTAATATCGGAGAGTTACCACCGCTGATCAGCGCAGAGGAAGCCGGAAAAAGGCTTCTGGAGCTTCAGGATGTGGTCAAGTACCAGAAGGATCTACAGGACTGGGCATTGAGTGAGTGCCTTGCCGGAAAGGATGTTCCTGGATGGAAAGCCGTAGAAGGAAGAAGCACAAGAGACTGGACGGATATGGATGATGCTTTTGATAAGTTGATCAAAACCGGAATAACGCCGGAGGAAATGCTATACGAGAAAAAGCCATTGACTCTGGCTCAGGTAGAAAAACTGATCGGTAAAAAGGAATTTCAGGATGCGGTCGGAGAATTTGTCGTAAAGAAATCTGGAAAGCCGACCTTAGTAAAAGAATCAGATAAAAGAGAAGCAATTACGAATAGAGTGACAGCCGAACAGGCATTTGAGGAGGAAAAGTAATATGAATAATTTATGCAATGTAACTACAGGAAAAGTGAGATTTTCGTTTGTACATTTATTTAAGCCTTACGCATATCAGCAGGGGCAGGAGGAAAAATATTCGGTAACAGTGCTGATACCGAAGACGGATGTTGATACGAAGGCAAGAATCGATGCTGCGATTGAAGCTGCTAAGCAGAAGGGAACTGCCGAGAAATGGAATGGTATTTGTCCACCGATCATTCCAACTCCGGTCTATGATGGGGATGGGGTGAGACCATCAGATGGAATGGAGTTTGGTCCTGAATGCAAAGGGCACTGGGTGTTCACGGCGTCCTCCAAAGCGGATTATCCGCCAGAGATTGTGGATGCTGTGGGGAATCCGATCATTAATCAGTCAGAGGTATACAGCGGAATGTATGGACGTGTGAATGTAACATTTTTCCCATATATGTTCGGAGGAAAGAAAGGAATCGGATGCGGACTGGGACCGGTACAAAAACTGGAAGATGGAGAGGTGCTTGGAGGAAGCATGCCGAAAGCATCTGCCGCATTCGGAACAGGAGCACCACAGCATGTTGCTGGCGGTACACAGAGAATCAATCCGATCACAGGATTGCCTATGTAGAGAGGGAGGTCATACCGACCTCTCCCATTAGCAGAAGGAGAACATTGTGAAACATTTAAGCATAGACATCGAAACAAAAAGCAGCGTAGATATCGGAAAAGCCGGATTATACAGATACGCACAGTCGGAGGATTTTGAGATTCTTTTATTTGCGTATCGCTATGACGGCGGAGATGTCCAGATCATTGATTTGGCACTTGGTGAGAAAATGCCAGATATGGTGTTGGGTGATTTGGAAAATCGAGATGTTGTGAAACACGCTTATAATGCCGCATTTGAGTGGTACTGCCTGAACCGTGCCGGTTACACGACTCCTTTAGAACAATGGAAATGCACGATGATCCACGGCTTATATTGCGGATATACAGCCGGACTTGATGCGACAGGAAAGGCTATCGGTCTCCCGCAGGATAAGAGAAAACTAACGACAGGCAAGGCGCTGATTCGGTATTTTTGTACACCATGCAGACCAACGAAGAACAACGGTAACCGTATCTGGAACCTGCCAAAGCATGCTCCGGAAAAGTGGGAACTGTTCAAAGAGTACTGCCGGCAGGATGTTATAACGGAGAGTGCGATTCTCGCAAGACTGAATGCATTTCCTGTTCCGGAAGAGGAAGAGAAACTGTGGCAGATGGATATTCGCATGAACGCTTTTGGGATAAAGGTGGATTCAGAACTGATCCGGGGTGCTCTACAGGTCAATGAGCAAAGTACAATTCTTCTTGAGACAGAAGCGAAAGAAATAACGGGACTGAATAACCCGAATAGCTCCACACAGTTACTGGACTGGATCCATAAACACGGGGTGGAAATGGACAACCTACAGAAGGCGACTGTAACAGAAAAGTTAGCTGATGATCTTCCGGACAATGTGAGACGGGCGCTGGAAATCAGGCAGCAACTTGGAAAGACGTCAATCAAAAAGTATGTGGCTATGGACGTAGCGAAAGGAAACGATGACAGAGTGCGAGGACTTACACAGTATTATGGCGCGAACCGGACAGGACGATGGGCGGGACGATTGGTGCAGATGCAGAACCTTCCGAGAAATTATATCAAGTCCCTAGATTATGCAAGAAAACTTGTAAAGGCTCAAAACTATGACGGAATCAAGCTCTTATACGGGAATGTGCCGGATACGCTGTCACAGCTTATCCGGACAGCATTTATCCCGTCACAGGGGAACAAATTCGTGGTTGCCGATTTTTCGGCAATCGAAGCGAGGGTGATAGCGTGGCTGGCAGGAGAGACATGGGTAAATGAAGTGTTTGCTACCCACGGAAAGATCTATGAAGCCACAGCTTCGCAGATGTTTCATGTACCAATAGAAAAGATAGTGAAAGGAAATCCGGAATATTCACTGCGCCAAAAAGGAAAGGTGGCGACACTTGCCCTTGGGTATCAGGGTGGATCAAATGCGCTGATCGCCATGGGGGCTCTGGATATGGGGCTGTCAGAAGAAGAACTTCCGGATATCGTACATAGATGGAGAAATGCAAATCCAAGGATCAGGGATCTGTGGTATGCAGTTGAAGAGGCAGCACTTGCAGCTATGCGGACAGCACAGCCACAAGCAATATACAATCTGATCTTTAATGTTGAGAGTGATATCGTATATGGACAGAATTTTTTGACAGTTCAGCTGCCAAGCGGACGGAAGTTATATTATCCCAGACCGTTTTTGAAAGAGAACCAGTTTGGCAAGATGGCGATCCATTATTACACAGTCGGACAGCAGACAAGGAAATGGGAAGTGACATCTACCTATGGCGGTAAGATGACTGAGAATATCGTACAGGCGATCGCAAGAGACTGTCTGGCGGAGACGTTGAGAAGAATTGATGCCAAAGGACTACAGGTGGTATTCCATGTGCACGATGAAGTAATCATTGATGCACCGATGGATACGACTGTGGAAGAGATCTGTGACTTGATGGCAGTCCCGATGCCGTGGGCGCCGGGGCTGATCCTGAAAGGTGCAGGATTTGAGAGTAACTATTATAAGAAAGACTAGGAGGCCGTAAGGTGGAAAATAACAGAACTCTGCTGATCAGCATGGCAGGAACAAGAAAAACAAAACACTGGCCGAGAACGGAGCTTACATGGGCGGAGTTTGTGGAAAAATTGAAGACTCCGGTCCGCAGTACGGAATCTCTGGATGAATATCTGAATTATGCGAAGGTAAAGCAGGATGAGTTAAAAGATGTGGGAGGATTTGTAGGCGGTACGTTTGCAGGAGATATAAGAAAGGCAGCGTACGTTGAGGGAAGAGACCTTCTGACACTGGATTTGGATAATATACCGACAGGAAAGACAGAGGACATACTGAAGCGAGTAGCCGGATTAGGATGCAACGCTGTTGTTTACAGTACCAGAAAGCATTGTGGCTATAAACCGAGATTAAGGGTGGTCGTGCCACTGGATACGACCGCCAGTGCGGATGAGTATGAGCCAGCAGCAAGAAAGCTTGCGTCCCTGATCGGAATGGAATTCTGTGATCCGACAACGTTTGATGTTGCGAGACTGATGTACTGGCCAAGCTGCTGCAAGGACAGTGAGTATATCTGTGAAGTGTATGACCGCCCGTTCTGCAGTCTGCAGGGACTCCTTCAGATGTATGGGGATTGGACAGATATTTCCCAGTGGCCACAGGTGCCGGGAACGGATGCTGTAGAAAGACGCAGACTTGCAAAGCAGGAGAACCCGACCGAAAAGAAAGGTGTCATCGGTGCATTCTGCCGGACGTACAGTATTACCGAGGCAATGGAGAAATTCATTCCGGGAATGTATGATGCTACGGATGTAGAGGGCAGATATACCTATACCGGAGGATCTACCGTTGGCGGAGCTGTCGTGTATGACGGGGATTTGTTTCTGTACAGCCACCATGCAACGGATCCATGCTCCGGATTACTAGTCAATGCATTTGACCTGATCCGACTGCATAAATTTGGTGATCTAGACCAGGAGGCAAAAGAAGGAACACCGAACAGTAAAATGCCGTCTTTTATGGCGATGACAAGACTTGCGAGCAATGATAAGGCAGTGTCCGCATTATTGGCGAAAGAGACCTTTGAGAAGGCACAGGATGCCTATGACAACGCTGACAATTCAGAAGATTTGGATCTTGCATGGCTGGACCGTCTGGCAAGAGATGGAAACGGTAAAATAGCAAAGACGATCAATAATGCTGTACTGGTATTGGAAAATGATCCCCTGTTAAAGGGAAAGATCGTGACAGACGAGTTCGCCAGCTGCGGGCTTATCCTTGGAAAGGTTCCGTGGAGCAAAGAGGATGGGAAGCGCAGATGGAGAGACGAAGACGATGCAGGATTCTATAACTATATGGAGTTGTTTTACGGAATCACTGGAAGGGATAAGCTGGACAGTGCACTGCTGATCGTAAGCAGCCAGAACAGGATCAATGATGTAAAAGAGTACCTGAAGAGTCTGACCTGGGACGGTAAAAAACGTATCGATACCCTGTTGTCGGATTATCTGGGTGCAGAGGATAACCTTTATACACATGCAGTCATGAGGAAATCCCTGTGTGCTGCAGTAGCAAGAGCCATAGTAGGTGCAGTGAAATATGATTACATGCCAATCTTTACAGGTCCACAGGGGATCGGAAAGAGTACATTCCTCAGTATCCTTGGGAAAGAATGGTTTTCGGATTCACTGACCAGTTTTGAAGGGAAGGAATCCGCAGAGCTGATACAGGGAACCTGGATCAACGAGGTAGGGGAACTGACAGCCATGACGAAGCAGGAGACGAATGCCGTCAAGCAGTTCCTGAGTAAGACGGATGATATCTACCGCGCTGCTTACGGGCGCAGGACGAATAAATATCCCAGACGGTGTGTATTCTTCGGCACCAGCAATGAAGAAGAATTCTTAAAGGATATGACGGGAAACCGCCGGTTCTGGCCGGTGGATGTCGGGGTGCATCCGGCAAAGAAATCTGTGTGGAATGATCTCCCGCAGGAAGTGGATCAGATATGGGCAGAAGCCTACATGTACTGGAAAATGGGAGAGCCCTTATATATGTCCAAAGAAGAGGAAGAGATGGCTGCAGAGATGCAGGAGAGCCACAGGGAGTCCTCTGGAAAGGAAGGCATCATCCGCGAATTTCTGGAACGTAAGATACCGTCAAACTGGGACTCTTTGAGTCTGTTTCAGAGAAAGCAGTACTGGAATGGGAATCTGCATCTGGATGAAAAGACAGAGCTTGTAGACCGGGATAAGGTGTGCGCTTTGGAGATATGGACGGAGTGCTTCGGCGGTGAGGCAAAGTACATGAAACGGATGGACAGCAGGGAGATCAACCAGATTTTGGGGAGCATGCGAGGGTGGAAACCCAATCGTTCTAAGAGAAGATATGGACCACATGGAATCCAGAAAGGGTTTGAGCCTGTTGCCAAAAGCGTTGCCATAGCAGAAAATTGATGGCAACTTAATGGCAACACGGCAACGGGCAAAAAATAGGGGTGTTGCCAATGTTTCCGATGAAAATGAAAAGTGTAACGGATTCAGCAACAAGAAAACCCCCGAAAACAAAGGATTTTTAATGTAATGTTACCAATGTTGCCATTATTTATATATGAAGATAAAAATAAATAATAAAAAACGTACATGGCGTATATAACGCACATAATACAGGGGTACATATACGTGTGTACGCGAGGAACAGTAACAGGAGGGATGTTAAATGCTAGAGCGCGAGATAGAGAAAAAACTGGTGGACGGTGTAAGAAAGCTGGGAGGCAGGGCGTATAAGTTCGTCAGCCCTGGCAACGATGGGGTGCCGGATAGGATCGTGGTTTTTCCGCAAAGAGTGCCTAAATTTATCGAACTGAAGACAGAGTACGGAAGATTATCCGACCTGCAGAAAGTGCAGATCAAGAGACTCAGAAATTTAGGTCAGGACGTCCGGGTGCTGTATGGGTTGAGAGACGTGGAAAGATTTCTGGAGGAGATGCGACATGGAATTTAAACCTCATGCCTATCAGGCGCACTGCATCCAGAAGATCATAGAGATCAACAAGATCGGATTATTTCTTGACATGGGGCTTGGAAAAACAGTCACTACACTGACAGCGGTGAAAGAACTGAAATACAATCGCTTTCAGGTCAGAAAGGTTCTGGTGATTGCACCGAAGAAAGTGGCAGAGGGAACCTGGACGAAGGAAAAGGATAAATGGGAGCACACGAAAATGCTTCGGGTATCTCAAGTTCTTGGAAGCCAGACAAAAAGGATCCGGGCGTTAAATACGCCGGCAGATATTTATATCATCAACCGGGAGAATGTGTGCTGGCTGGTGGATTATTACAAACAGACATGGCCATTCGACATGGTGGTTGTGGATGAATCTTCCTCGTTCAAGAGTCATAATGCGAAAAGGTTCAAGGCACTGGCAAGCATGGGAAGCCACATCAACCGGATGGTGGAACTGACAGGAACCCCGTCACCGAATGGGCTGGAAGATCTTTGGAGTCAAATATTTTTGCTGGATGGCGGTGAGAGACTTGGTAAGAGATATACACAGTTCCGGGAGAGATACTTTGATCCGGGAGACCGGGGACAGAATGTTATTTATAATTACAAAGCAAAGCCGGGAACGGAGGAGAGCATCCTGTCCAAGATATCAGACATCTGTATCAGCATGAAGGCTGAGGATTACCTGCAGCTTCCAGATATCATTTATCATCAGGTGCCGGTGACTTTGGACACGAAAGCAGAGAAAGCTTATAAAGAGCTGGAGCGAAAAATGGTCCTGGCACTTCCGGAAGACGAAGAAGAGATCAGTGTTACAAGTGCAGCAGCTTTGAGTAATAAATTGTTACAGTTGTCGAATGGTGCGATCTACGATGAGGACCACGAGGTACATGAAATTCATGGCTGCAAGATCGAGGCCTTTCTGGAGCTGATCGAGAGCCTGCAGGGAAAATCAGTCCTGGTATTTTATAATTTCCAGCACGACAGGACACGGATATTGAAAGCACTGAGCAAACTGAACCTCCGGGTGAGAGAGTTGCACACGACAGAAGACGAGGATGCCTGGAACCGTCATGAGGTCGATGTGCTGCTGACACACCCGGCAAGCAGTGCCTACGGTTTGAACCTGCAGCAGGGCGGGAACCATGTGATCTGGTTCGGATTGACATGGAATTATGAATTATATACCCAGGCAAATAAACGACTGCACAGGCAGGGGCAGGAGGAAAAAGTAATTATCCATCATCTGGTGAGCAGTGGGACAAGAGACGAGGACGTTATGCTGGCTCTGGAGAAGAAGGACGATGTGCAGAACTGGGTCATGGAGAGTCTGAAAGCAAGAATCCGGAAGATACGACAGGAGGTGTAAAGTGATGCACTTAAGCGAGGCAAAGAAAAAAAGCATGATAGAAAAATGGGCGGAAAAGCATAAGGCACTTGTTAGCTGTCCCGGATGTAATGAAGCCATCCGGGAGGACGACGATCTTGAAACAATCGAATACATAAAAACAAGACGGGGCACTGAGATATTTTTACATCGTGGATGTGTGGAAAAAGTGTGGAAAGGGCGAGGTAGACAATGAATAGAATCAATAGAGCATTAACCATCCTGATGGCATCTCTGGCATTAACCGGATGTGCTGACCAGCAGGAACAGGCAGAGCCGACGCCGATCACTGTTGAGAAGAAAGATATCACGGATACGGCGGAGTTTAAACAGGCGGTATCACAACGTGTGGATGAGGTGTTGGGCGGCGAAGTCAGTTTAACAGTATATCTTGATACGGCAGAGGATTTTAATTACATAGGCGAGATGGAGATCATCAACGATGGTTCGGACGGAACCAGACCGGTGATATTCATTCATGCCGATCACAAGACCGAAGAAAGCGGGTGGTGGTAGATGCGGAAGAAGAGAGACAAAAAAAGAACAGAAGATAGCTCAGAAGAAGCATTATGACGGTCTGGAAGCCAAGACAGATGAGAAAGCTCTGGCAGACTTCCGGAAACCGGCATATCAGAGTGTGAGTGCGTCAGAGTATATCAGACGGAAATACGGCAAGGGGGAGTGATGCGGATGGAAGAAGTGATGACAAAAGAACGTCTGGAGTCATACCGGAGCAATAAGATGGAGATCCTGGAGTTGGATTATGTATTGGAGAATCGGTGGCGATCAGATACTATGATTGGGAATGATGTGATATTTGATTACAGCAAGGGATATCCGATGCCCCAGAGCGTGACGGGATTTGATTATGAGAAATACAGCCGATTGCAGGAAAGAGACCTCAGACGTAAGAAGAAACTGGAAGCAGAATGCAAAGAGATTGAGGATTTTGTGAGCGGAATCACGGATAGTGTGACCAGGAGAATCTTCCGGATCTATTACATTGATGGACGGAAGAACGTGACACAGAGGGATGTGGCGAAGAAGATTCATTTGGATCGCAGTCGTGTGAGTAGAAAAATTGATGATTTTTTGAAAAACGCACAAAAAGCACAGAACGCACATTTATAATAATACTTGAGCCAAAGGCGGAAAACCGGCGGCTTATAAAAACTCCATATGACAACCACCCAAAAGACATTTTATGTTTAGCAGATGAATATATTAATTAATATTCTTACATATAAGGGGGAGTTTGACATGATCAGTAACTGGGAGTATACTTTGAATAAAAGAGTCGGAGATATGGAGGAAAACATAGTGACTTTAGATAGTATACTCGTGAAAGTGAAAAAGCAAGGAAACCAATTTAAATTAAATCCTGCTTATAAAACAATACGTTACATTGAAGAAAAAGAATACAGACAAGATGTATATAAATATGTAGAGCCTAATTTTATCGCATCATATATAAAAACAAATGTTAATCCAAGGTTTATTTTATTTTCAGCCCCAGGTGCAACGGGAAAGACAGCGTTGGCAAAATATATTTGTCATACTAAAAATGGTATTTATTGGGATTTGCCAGAAAATAAAATTGCTGAATATAGTTTTCAAGGAGCCATTACAGAAGCGGTCGGGTTTGAAAATATAAGTAATTTTATGCAAAGTATAGTAGAAGGATTAAATTTTCTGGTTATAGATGCGTTTGACGAAGCTGAGGCTGGATCAGGAAGATCAGGAATAGAATTCTTTTTAAGAGATCTGAATAATGTGACGAGTGGTAGTAATAATACATGTGCAATCCTTTTGGCAAGAACTGAGAGTGCAATCTTTATAAAGGAATTCTTCGAAAAAAATAATATCCCATATGGTCATTACGAAGTGGGATACTTTGAAGAATATAATTCTAAAACATATATGAGAAACAAACTGGAAAAGTGTGATGTGGAAATATCATCAGTTGTAAATGAATGTATTGAAGAGCAGTTCAAGGAAATACATAGAATTTTCCCAAGAAATGGAGCAAAAGAATTCTTGGGATATGCGCCGGTTTTAGATGCGTTGGCTGCTTCATATAATAAAGAGAGAAATACGGTTAATCTCTTGCAGTCTATTTCAAATGGAGAAAAAAATTGTACAATTATAGTAAAGATTCTCGATGATTTATTAAATAGAGAACAGAATAAATTTATTAAGGCATTAAAAAATAAATTTTCAAAAAATAAGATAGATATTAAATGGGAGGAAATATATAACAGAGAAGAGCAGATTTATCGTATTATAGGAATGCTTTTGTTTGATGATTCAACACTTTTTGCTGAAATTAGTAAGGAGATTCCAGTTGAGTATCGTGATGAATATTTGGAAGTTGTAAATACGCAGTTACCACAACATCCGTTTATATGTTCAAAAGACTTAAAAAGCAGGGTTGTGTATGATTTTACTGGTCCAGCTTTTAAAGATTATGTAATTGCATACGGTCTTGCAGAGGTAGCTACATCTGACTTTGTAAATGAGTTTTTTGCTCAAAATGTAAAATACTGTCCATCACAGTTACTTGTAGAATTTTTTGAATTATTTTCTGGTGGGAATGTAAAAGGTGAACAAGTTTCATTGATGTATAATTCCTTTAAAGCGCATGCTCAATTAGGAGATTCCAGTGCTTTGCGTATAAGTGGGGATAAAGAAGAAGGCTACGTAGAATTTGTGTTAATGAGAAATGGTGAGGAAACTCTGAATATAGAGTTTGCTATAACAAACATAGATAAAGGAATCTATATTAGTCAGTTATCGAATTGCTACATAGATATTGAAGGAAAGGTGTATGTAGGAAGCGTAGCTGGTGAAGCTAGAATTAATAATTCGGTTATTATTTGTGATGAATTAATATGGAGTAGTGAACAGATATTGATAGAAGCTTATTCTCCTGGAAAATGTATTTTAACAGCTGGAAAATTCAATAATATTACGCCGAATATTAATCCAAGATTTGAAGTCAAGACGGATAAGAAGGCAAATTTGCGTGTATCGGCAAGCAATTTAGGAAATTACTATAAACTGTTAGGATATAAGGATGATGGAAAATTTGAATTTGATTATTCGGTTTACGAAGAATTTTCTAATATTGTTAGGCGCATATTTAGCTGCTTGAGATCACACAGTAAAGATACGCCAGCGAGAAAAATGGATTTTATAGATAATAGAATAGTAAACAACAATGAAAAGAAGAAAGATATTTTGAAATTTTTATTAAATGAAGGAATTCTTTATACAGATGAACAGGACTGGTTGTATAAATTGGAAACAGACAAACTTTCCACATTTAAAATTATGTGGAATAATGTTAAAAATGGAGATTTCGAATCACTTCGTGATTTATATGATAAATATGTATCGGTACATTAGTTGAAATTATAAACATTAGAAATGAAAAGCACTCAGGGTAAACGGGGGTGCTTTTCTAATACAACAAAACAAACGAAGAAGAGAGCGGTGGTGATGTGGCTGATGTAAAAGAGCAGATTAAGAAAGATTACTTGTCTGGCATCCCGCCCAAGAAATTGGCGGAAAAGTATGATACCAGTTTGAATACGATAAAGAGTTGGATTAAGCGGTATGGCTGGTCTGAGATAAAAAAACGGGGTGCACTCTCAAATACGCAGGGTGCACCCTCTGTTGCATCCAGAAAAAGGAAGCAGGGGGGTCAGCCAGGCAACAAGAATGCCGAAGGTAGCGGAGCACCGGAACAAAACAAGAACGCTGAGAAGCACGGATTCTTTTCGAAGTATCTTCCGGAAGAGACATTGTCGATCATTCAGGAGATGCCGAAGAATCCGCTGGATGTCCTGTGGGATCAGATACAGATTGCTTATGCTGCCATTATCCGGGCGCAGAAGATCATGTATGTCCGTGATCAGAATGACAAAACTAAGGAAATGACCTTGGATGGAAGTGAAGCTACCGGATATGATGTACAGCAAGCCTGGGACAAGCAGGCGAACTTCCTGTCAGCCCAGGCAAGGGCGCAGAAGACATTGGAGGGTATGATCAACCGGTATGAGGATCTGCTGCATAAGAACTGGGATCTTGCGACAGAGGAGCAGAAAGCCAGAATAGTGCAGTTAAAGGCTAATACTGAGCGGATTCAGAATGGTAGCAATGATGATGGAGAGGACGGTGTGACGATTGTCAACGATGCGCCAACAGGTGAAGATATCGGATATAGTGATCCCGAAGTACTTGCAGATATTCAACAACAAGAAGATTAAGCACATTATCCTGACTTCCGGACGTGCTGGCACAAAGTCCAGCTATGCTGCTATCAGGACAGATTATCAGATTGTATCAGAGCCGCATGGTTCAGCGGTGGTTCTTCGTAAGCATCACAATAAGCTTCGGAAGACAGTGTACAAGGAGATGCTCCGCGGGATCAATCGTCTGGGGATTTCTAAGAAGAAATTCACGATCACGAAATCACCAATGGAGATTACGTACAAGAAATACGGCACGACCATTTACTTTTCCGGATCAGACGGTATCGATGACACAAAAGGTATTATCGATGAGGATAAGCCGATCAAGTTGGTTGTGTTGGATGAGTTGACGGAGTTCTTCGATGATGGTGAAGGTGAGGATGAGCTGAGCAATATCGAGGCGACATTCGTTCGAGGTAATAGCAGCGGATTCCAGATGATCTATCTGTACAACCCGCCGAAGAATCCAAACGCACCGATCAATCAGTGGTGCAAGAAGATGGAGAAGCGTGACGATTGTATCCACATTCACACGGATTACAGGGACGTTCCGGTCAAGTGGCTGGGGCAGGACCTGATTGCATCTGCAGAAGCTATGAAGCAGGCTGATGAGAAAATGTATCGTTGGGTATGGCTTGGCGAAGCGGTCGGTGTGGATGAGCTGATTTATTACATGTTTGGGGACAGGCACAGGCAGAAGCCGGATCCAGACAGGAGATATGACAGAATCTACATCGGTGGCGACTATGGACAGCAGAATGCAACGACGTTCCAGGCATTTGGATTGGACAGCTACCGACAGAAGTTCCCTGGTCTGGGTGAATATTATCACAGCGGCCGGGAGACAGGCAAACAGAAGAGCCCATCAGAATATGCGAAAGACTTGGTTGAGTTCATGAATAATCTGCATGAACTGTATGAAAACCGAGTCTTTTATATTTTCCTTGATCCGTCAGCAAAAGGTCTGGCAGAAGAGGTGCGGCGTGCTACCAGAACTGGGCTGGATTATCAGGTGATACTCAGGGATGCGGAGAATGATGTTGGTCTCGGTATCAGCCGGGTGCAGAAGGCATTATGCTTTGACATCATGAGTGTGTCTCCGAAACAGGAGAATGCGGTCAGAGAGTTCGGTACCTATGAGTATGACAAAAAGTCGATAGAAAAGGGTAAGGAAGTACCCGTAAAAGAATCAGATCACTGCATGGATGCTATCCGGTATGTGGTTATGGGTGCCTGGAAGAGACTAAAACACTGGCTTCCAAGAGAAGTGCAGGATGATAAAGCGGATATATTGACCAAGGAGGTGAGAGATGATGAATATCTTTAATTATTTTAAAAGAATTGGCATCGATACGGTAGATGCAGCGTTCTATCGAAAGATAGCAGAATGGATATCTTGGTATCGGGGGAGCGTTCGAGGCTTCTCTTTTTACAGGGTGTATACAGGACGAGGCAAATATAATCGATGCAAGCGAAAGAGCATGGGAATGGCTAAAAAGTTGAGTGAAGATATCGCGGATCTGCTTCTGAATGAGCGAGTCACGATTACACTGAGTGATGAGACGACTCACAATTTTGTTCAGCAGGTGTTGGAAGAGAATCGTTTTCTGGTCATGGGGAATGATTACCAGGAGCGTAAAGCATTTACCGGTACAGTGGCATATATTCCATATCTGGATGATATGGAAGTGACAGAAGATGGTGAGATCTTATCGGGAACGATCCAGATTAATTATGTGGATGCGCCAAATATCTATCCTGTAAGTTGGAATAATGCCCGTGTAACAGAGTGCATTTTCACATTTCCACATACAGTTGCCAGAAAGAAATACGTTCAGGTGCAATCGCATTTATTGGAAAATGGGGAATATGTGATCAGGAATGTGGTACTTCGGTGTGAATCTGGAAGTCCAGAAGGAACGGAGCTCAGCGAGGAAGAATGGAAACAGCTTAAGCCATTTAAAACGCTTGCAAAGGAGACGAAAACGGGATCAGCGGATCCGCAGTTTGTTATTGATCGGCTGAACATCACAAATAATGCGGATGAAAGCAATCCAATGGGGCTGGCTATTTTTGCAAATTCCATTGATGTACTTAAGAAGTTAGATATTGAATACGATTCTTACTGCAATGAGTTCGAACTTGGCAGAAAGCGTATTTTCGTAAAGCCAGAGTTGTTGACGAATGAAGATGGATCACCTGCTTTTGATCCGAGCGACAGTGTTTTTTACAGTATGCCGGAAGATGATAACAATAAAGAGGGATTGCTTAAAGAAGTCGATATGTCGCTTCGTACAGAGCAGCATAGTAAGGCAATTAATGATGATCTGAACTATTTGTCATTGAAATGCGGATTTGGCACGGATCGATACCAGTTCGGTGGCAGTGGTGTGAAAACAGCTACAGAGATCATATCAGAGAATTCAGATATGTATCGCATGATCAAAAAGCATGAGATTCTTCTGGAAGATGCGATGAAGCAATTGATTCAAATTATCATCCGTCTGGGAATCGTGCTTCGTAACCCGTTAAATCTGGAGACCGACATCGTTATAGATTTCGATGACTCCATCATTGAGGACAAGGAGACGGAGCGAAACAGGGATCGTCAGGATGTCAGCATGGGAGTAATGAGTCATGCAGAATATCGGGCTAAATGGTATGGAGAGACACTGGAGGAAGCAGCAAAGAAATTGCCAGAACAGAATCAGGTGATGGAGTAGTATGCGGGACGAGTACAAGAATAAGGTTGTCAGCAAGATTGCCAGTAAGTATCAGGATCTGGAAGAACGAATCATGCAGGATATTGTCCGGAGAATTCAGAAAGCTGGTGAGATCACCAGTACAGCTGACTGGCAGATTAACAGATTGCGGATTCTCGGGTATTCGTCGGAGGATATTGAAAAAAGTATTAAGGATGCGCTGAATGCATCATATCCGGAGATGTTTGAGTTGTATGACAAGGTGATCAACTGGGAATATGTCCGGAATAAGGATGTATACGAACAGATCAATGTCAAGTACATACCGTTTGAACAGAACAAACAACTGCAGCAGCTCACGGACGCCATTATAGAACAGAGCCTGTCTGATATGGAGAATATCACCAGATCGATGGGATTCTATCTGGATTATGGTGGAAAGAAGGTGCTCACTCCATTATCACAGGTCTATGCCGATTACCTGGACAGTGCTTGTATGGATATTGTATCTGGGGCATTTGATTACAACAGCGTCCTGAGACGGACTGTTACGCAGCTCACGAACAGCGGACTACGGAAGATTGATTATGCTTCAGGAAGAGCTGATCGGGTGGATGTGGCTGCCAGAAGGGCGGTCATGACTGCAGTCAGTCAAATTACCGGAAAGATATCTGAGTACAACGCACAGAAGCTTGGAACAGAGTATTTTGAAGTGGAGTGGCATGCGGGAGCACGTCCGACTCATGCAGTGTGGCAGGGACGTGTCTGGTCGAAAGAGCAGTTGTATTCAGTCTGTGGGCTAGGTACCGTGACCGGACTTCTGGGAGCTAACTGCTACCATACTTATCATTTGTTCTTTCCAGGATTATCCGAACGTAACTGGACAGATGATTGGTTGGAAGAGCAGAACCGAAAACAAAATGAACCAAGAGAGTTCCTAGGTAAAGAATATACTTTGTATGAAGCCAAGCAGAGACAGCGTCAGATGGAAGTGGCTATGCGTGCTCAGCGCGAGAAGGTGCGGTTGTTGCAAACCGGTAAAGCTGATCGGGATGAGATCATCCTCCATAAGGCGAAGTATCAGGGGCAGCTGAATGAGTATTCCAGATTCTGCCGGAAGATGGGACTTACAGAAGAGCGTGAGCGTATTTATCTGGATATGCGTGGTCATGTGGCGACAAACACGAAATGGCAGAATGCCATGTTCCCGCCAGAAATGATTAAGAATGCATCTAAAGATATTGCGCAGTATCGGAGATACAAAGAAGTTCTTGGAGATTCCATAGGTTCGCTTGCTAAGTTTGGTCAGGTGAAATATAATGATAGTGAGAAGTGGAAAAAGCTTCAGAATAGGTTTTCCACATATCTTGAAATCAACAAGAAAGATTGGTCTGAAGAATTTAAAAGTAAGTCCAAACAGGCATATGATAGGTTCGCGAAAGAGAATATTATAATGTCTGTACATGCACTTAGTCGAATTCCTCGATTGAATAAGCCTGGATTGCCGGAAGTGTCAGAAGAAATGCTGATAAAAATAATTAGAGGTGAGTCTAATTATGCAGAGGGAGAAGATAGGCAAATCTATTTTATTCAAGAATTACAGTTGTTAATTGTGAGAAATAAAGGAACTGGAGATATTGTATCTGTTGTGAGAAGAAACAATCCGAAGGAGGTATGGAAAAATGTTTGAGAAAATAATGAATTATATCAAAGATTTTTTGGAAAATACTCCAGAGGATATCTATGATTTTTCTTGTGAACTGGAAGGAATGCTAATTATTCATTATGACGAAATGTATAAGGAACAGCCAAGGGCTACAAGAATATTGAATGAAGAAACGCCTGATATTTGCGCATCCGGAGAACCGGGAATGAAACCAGAAGAGATTGAAAAATTTAAACGTGAGTTGGAAATTGAATACAACAAAGCGTTAAAAGCAGTTGTGTAGTTACCACCAGTTGATAAGACCGGTGGTATTTTTATACTCATTTTTAAGGCGAGGAGGTGAGAAAAGTGAAGAAGAGAGTGGCAATAGCATTGACTGCTATTTGTATGGCGGTAGTGTGCTTGACAGGATGCCAGACTGTAACAAAGAATTACGGTGGAGAGATGACAGTAAACCTTGAAGCGAATCAGAAGTTGGAAGAAGTTACATGGAAAGATAATTCACTGTGGTATCTTACGCGACCTATGACTGATGAGGATGTAGCTGAAACGCATTCATTTCAACAGCAGACAGATCTGGGAGTTTTTGAAGGAACTGTAACTATCGTAGAGTCAAAAGAATAAGGACAAAATATGATAATCGTGAAGATAAAAGATAACGGCATTAACATGGTCGGTCATGCTGATCGGAAAGATCAGACTGGCATTGATCGTGTGTGCGCTGCAGTATCAGCTTTGACCTGCAATCTGATCAATTCTCTAAGGGATTTGACTGGTGACAGAATTCGGGCAGATACAGGCGGTGGTATGACAGTAATTGAATGGGAGAATCTGTCAGATGGAGGTAAGCTTCTGGTGGATTCGTGGTTTCTGGGACTTGTAGACATCAACCAGGAATACAAATGTATAGAATTTCAGTAACAAGCACCCGAGAGGGTGTTTTTATTATGTCCAAAACATGAAGACAGAAAAAGCATTGGAAAGCACTCATATTTGGAGGTAAGAATGAAAAAAAGAATGTGTTTACAGCTCTTTGAAGACGGCGGCGGAGCTGGCTCTGGTGGTCAGGGTGGAAACGCCGGAGATGGTAACGGCAGCCTGGGAAATGCCGGTGGATCAGGAAACCAGGGGACATACAGTTATGCGCAGGCAGAAGAGATTGCCAATGCAAGGGCAGAAAGAGCCGAAAAGGCAGCGCTCCGTTCTTATTTTCAGCAACAGGGAATGACAGAACAGCAGGTGAATCAGGCAATTGCTGATTATAAGGATCAGCAGAAAAAGAATCAGCCAAATGTAACGCAGTTGCAGCAGGATCTGGAGAATTCCAGAAATGAAGTGCAGCGGATGAAGAATGAAAAGTTCTTGTCTAGTAAGGGTGTCAAAGCAGACGACCTGGACTATGTGGCTTACAAGGTTTCCAAAATGGTAGATGATAAGACAACATTTGAAAAGGCTGCGGAGAAGTATCTGAAAGAAAATCCGAGATATGTAGGAGGCAACACTTACCGTGTGTCTACCTCTTCCGGAAGTTCCTCAGAAGGCTCTGGTGGAAGTGCAAACGCTTCTATCAATGACCGTATTCGTGCTGCAGCGAGACGATAAACGGAGGGTGAAAGCAATGAATAAGAACAGAATGAATTTGAGAATTTTCGATAATGATGTGAACATTATCGATCGTACTGGTGCGGAGTCTCTGATCCCTACTCAGGAAGCGAATGAGATTATCCAGGGCACAATCACACAGTCAGCAGTTCTTTCCAGAGGACGAAAGCTGGCGAACATGACCAGCAGACAGTATAAAATGCCGGTGCTGGATATGCTGCCGATTGCTTATTTTGTAAATGGCGATGCAGGTCAGAAGAAAACTACAAAACAGGCATGGGATAAGAAATACATCACCGCAGAGGAGATTGCAGTAATTGTTCCGATTCCGGAGGCTGTTCTGGATGATTCTGAGTATGATATCTGGGCAGAAGTTAAGCCGAGAGTCGTAGAAGCATTCGGACGTGTTATTGACGGAGCGATTCTGTTTGATGTGGATAAACCATCTACATGGAGAGATGGCGTGGTTGCAACTGCGACAAAAGCCAGCTCTGTAGTTACATTAGGTTCTGCGGATCCATTGTATGACAGGATCATGGCAGAAGATGGCGTGATTGCAAAGGTTGAAAACTCTGGCTATTTTGTAAATGGCCACATGGCAGATATTTCCATGAGAGCTAAGCTTCGTGGATTAAAGAATGAAAATGGTGATCCGCTGTTCAAAACAGATATGCAGGGTTCAACTCAGTATGCGCTGGATGGTTCACCAATGAACTTCCCGAACAATGGAGCATTTGATAAGTCAAAGGCACTTATGATCTCCGGTGATTTTTCACAGTTGGTATATGCTATCAGACAGGATATCACCTTTAAATTGTTTACTGAGGGTGTTGTACAGAATACGGATGGATCTATTGCCTATAACCTGATGCAGAATGACATGGTAGCTCTGAGAGCGACTATGCGTCTTGGATGGGAGATTCCCAACCCAATCAACAGCCTGCAGAAGGATAAGACAAAGAGATGTCCATTTGCGATTCTGAAAGCAGGAGAATAAGGATGTGATGTAAATGTATGTGGATTATGCATATTATGCTTCAGAGTATGGTGGCGAGATAATTCCGGAGGAGAAATTCTCCGGATACGAACGCCGGGCAGAAGCTTACATTCGTAAAATCACATATGTTCGGGGTGATATTTTTTCAATGGAAAGCGATATGGTAAAAGATGCAGTATGCGCTGTAGCAGACGTATACTGCAGTTATGATCAGAAACAGGCATCGGCTGGAATGGTCAAGTCTGAAAACAATGACGGATATAGCGTTACGTATGTTACGGAACAAACAGACGGACAGACAACGGAGGAAGTACTTTGCAAAAAAGCTTATGCGGCTGCATCTGCATATCTGCTTCCAACCGGATGGCTATCGAGAAAGGTGGGATGCTGTTATGTTGGCGAATGCAACGATTACAATCTATAACCGGAAAACCGGCAGTAAAACCACCTTTGACACCTGGAATCGAACGGTGATCCGGGGCGTGCATGTGTATGTGGACCATAAAGTATCTGCAGGTGATTCCGGACTGAACAGCGCAGAAGTGTACAAGATCCGTATTCCTGCTGATGTGGAGAATGCGGATCAGTATCTTCCGCCGGAAGAGTATGCAGAACTAGAGAATCCGGCTGGATATTGGACAATCCAGAATGATGATCACATTGTTCTGGGTGAATGTAGCAAAGACATTGTGAAGCCAGCAGATCTGCTAAAGATGAGCCAGCGGCATTGCAAAGTGTTGTCCTGGTCTGACAACCGGTTCGGTGGACTTCCACATTGGAGGATTGGAGGGGCGTAAGATGGCACAGAAGAAGCAATTTAGTATCACGACTCCCAGAGGTAGTATCACAACTGTACAAACTGACGGAGGTATTGTGACAGCTAAATTAGAGTGGAATCCGGCATTTGCGAGCCAGAAGGCAGAGTCCTTTTCTAAGGCGCAGGCATTTGTAGATTCCGAATGTCTTAGATATATGAACCCACTCTCACCAAGGAGAACCGGCATGATGATCAAGTCCGCAACGCTTGGCACGGTGATTGGATCCGGATATATTGAATACCTGACGCCTTATGCCCGCCGGCAGTATTATGAACACAAATCACGGGCAAGGTGGTTTGAGACCATGAAGGCGAGCAAGAAAGACGTAATCAGAGAGGGGGCTGAGAAGCTTGCCGGACGTTAAGAGACCGATTATTGATAGTATCCGGGAGTACATTGCCACTTGTCCGTACATCGATGATCGAAAGATTAATATTGATTATCTCGGTGATGGAATGGAATATTCCATTGATCCGATCGGGGCAGATCCCATCTACAAAAGATATACCGATGGAACCTGCCTGAAACAGTTCCAGTTTGCTTTGACCAGTAAAGAAGCTTATGACGGTGATGCCAGAACCGGCATTGCGAACAGCGGTTTTTACCAGTCGTTTGAAGAGTGGACGGAACAGAACAACTTAGATGATATTCTCCCAGAGCTGGATGGGCACGATGCCATAAAGGTGGAAGTGCTGCAGTCCGGCTATTTGTTTGCACCGGATGTAGACCTGGGACGGTATCAGATGATCTGCAGATTGATTTACAAATAGGAGGTAGAACATGGCAGGAGATACAAATAAAAAGAAATTAGTAGGCAGGCATAAGCGGGTAGCGTTTATGGATGTTGCCGGTGATGGTAAGACATTTACCAGGATGACAGGATTCACGTCAATGTCAGATTCAAAGAACTCTACAGAGTACAGCAGACAGTATGTGGATGAAGCATCAGAACGATCAGACGTAGTTGGATATGCCCCGTCTATGGATTATGAGTTTGACCGTTATACAAATGATGCGGTGCATGCAAAGCTGGCAGGGATTACAGATGATGAGATTCTGGGATCAGATGCACAGGTAACTGTTGTGGTTGTGGATCTTTTTGACGCTACGGCAGAAGATGCCAATACATGTACAGCCAGAAAGCGTGACTGGAGTGTGATTCCGGATTCAGAAGGTGATGGAACGGATGCACTGATCTACAAGGGTAGTCTGAAAGCAGCAGGAGAGATCGTAAAGGGTACTGCGACAACGACAGATAAGTGGCAGACGTGTACGTTCGCAGCAGAGTAAAAAGATAGGAGTGTGAGCCGATGAGCCTTTTTAAATATGGAGATCTTGAAAGAGAGATTGATTTTACGGATGTAGAGTTCCTGGAGAATCTGGATGAAGCAAAGGAACTGATTAAGGAAGAAGCAGCGCAGGTGCCGAAGGTAGGAAAGACCGCTGATATCATCCGCGCACAGTGTCAGTGCTATTTTAATTTCTTCGATCGTGTAATCGGAGAAGGAGCGCATGAGGAAATGTTCGGTGGGAAAACCAGTCTGAACGCGTGCTTGAATGCTACAGATGCACTATTGGCTTTTGAGAATAAAGAAGCCGACAAGCTGAATCAGAAATATGGTAATTATACTGTTCAGCAGCATGGTAATAGACAGCAGAGACGAAAGTATGATAAGAACAATCGCAATAAGAATCGCGGCAATGGAACTTATTACAACGGTAATAGGTAATGCGTTATGAATATTCTATTTGAAGAATTCCCGGATTCAGTGTGTGTGAATGGAGAAAACTACCCAATTGAGACAGATTTCAGAGAATGGATCCGTTTCATTCAGTTGGTAGAAGATGATGAAGTTCCTTGGCAGATTAAATGCCAGTTGATGATGCAATGGTATACAGATGGAATGCCAGATGATTTGGAAGGAGCTGTCTATGCGCTGGGAGGATTCCTCGAAATGAGGGTAGATAGATCTGACAGTGAAGAACATTCGGAATCAGTGCCGAAGCAGCTGTATTCCTTCGAGCAGGATGCAGACTGTATTTACAGCGCATTCCGGGAGGTATATGGAATCAACCTGCAGACGGTTCCATACATGCACTGGTGGGAATTCCAGACGCTATTTATTGGACTTCCAGAGAAGACGGAGATCAAGCAACGGATCATGTACCGGAACACAGATCTCCGGGATATCAAAGATAAGGATGAGCGTAAGCGGATCCAGAAGATACAGCGAGCGATTTCGCTGAAAAAGAACAGAAAAATGACAGATTATGAGATAGGGGATATGTTTGCATGATAAAGAAGATTGGCATCCCGACAGAACGGAAGTGGTTCAGATGCCCCTATTGCGGTAAGAAGCTACTGATTTATGATGATACCGCCGAGTGTAATGGCGTGTACCTGAACTGTCGGGAGTGTAGAAAAGAGGTAAAGATTAAGATCTAAGCACATGTGAGCCGTTGAGCCGTGCTATTAGCCTAGAAAGGGTGGTAGTGTGGCAGACGGCTATTTGAATTTTGATACAAAAATTAATGAAAAGGGATTCAACGAAGGAGTTGGCAAGCTAAGTAAACTTGGAAAATCCGGGCTGTCGATAGTATCTAAGGCAATGACCGGAGCTGTGGTTGCAGTTGGAACTGCTGCTGGCGCAATCATAAAGTCATCACTTGGCGTTGTTGCGAATATGGAACAGCAGGTCGGTGGTGTAGAAACCCTATTTAAGGATAGCGCGAATACAGTTATCGATAATGCTAATAGGGCGTATAAAACGGCAGGAATGTCTGCAAACAACTATATGGAAACTGTAACCAGTTTCTCGGCATCGCTGTTACAGAGCCTTGGAGGAGATACTGCGAAAGCAGCGTCTTATGCAGACAGGGCTATCGTGGATATGTCCGACAATGCAAATAAGATGGGCACAAGTATGCGTGACATCCAAAATGCTTATCAGGGTTTTGCGAAGCAGAACTATACCATGCTTGATAATTTAAAGCTTGGTTATGGTGGTACTCAAGAAGAAATGAAGCGGCTCGTTTCCGATGCAGCAAAACTTACAGATGTCCAGAAAGAACTCGGTGTTACAGTTGATGCCAACAGTCTATCCTTTGGAAATATTGTAAATGCTATCAGCGTTGTGCAAAAGCAGATGGGAATTACTGGAACTACTTCGAAAGAAGCAGCGACCACGATTGAAGGTTCTGTAAGCTCTGCTAAAGCAGCTTGGGAAAACTTTGAAGCTGGAGTTATAAGTGCAAATGACCTTGTAGAGACATTCTGGACTGCAACACAGAACATTTTTACAAATTTAGGTCAGATCATTCCAAGACTAGGAAAAACAGGGATAGATGTTGTTAGTGCGCTTGCTGGAAAAATTGGTGGCGCTGTTCCTCAGGTAAAAGGCTTCACTGATGCAATTGAGAGTATTGCTGACAAACTTGGCAGTATGGATACCGGACAACTTACGAATCTTGGTAAGATGTCCGCAGTTCTGATTGGAGCCGCGCCTGCGTTATCTCTAATTGGTAAGGGTGCCGGAACATTTTCTGATGCTCTTGGCGGACTAGGAAATGTCACTGGTGGGGCAATTACTGCTATTAGTAAGCTTCCCGGTACAGTGAAAAGCGCGTCTGCATCTCTTGGGAAGGCTGGAACAGCATTCAAGAATGTCGGTGATGCTATCGCATTGCCGTTCCAGGATCTCGCACCAAAGATTGCTCCGGCAATCAGTAAGTTGGGAGGATCTGTTTCCGAAATGTGGAATGCCGGTCCCGGTGGAAAGCTCACAAGTGCTGTTACACAGACAGCCGGAAAAGTAGGAGAGTCGTTTGCAAAGGTAGGTCCTAAATTAGCAGAGAAGTTTCCAACAATTACCGGTAAGGTCGGAGAGCTTGGGAAAAAGGTATCTGCAATCGTTCCGAAATTTGGAGCAGTTGGGGAAAAGATAGCTAGTTACGGTGGAGTGATCGGAGATTCGTTCAAGCCAATTCTGTCCAAGGCAGCTACATTTGCACCGGCATTCCTGAAATGCATGAACATTGCTGGAGGACTCGGTATTGTCGTAGCAGGACTCGGGCTCTTGCAGGGCGCGTTCGGTGATCAGATCGGACAGATCCTTACGATGGTCCAGACAAAAGGGCCAGAGGTAATCACAAATTTCTGCAATGGAATTACAGCAGCACTTCCGAACTTGATTGCGCAGGGAGCTATGTTGCTTAACAATTTGTTACAGGCAATTACAGCAAATCTGCCGGCTATCATTAGTGGTGGAATTTCCATCGTATCAACACTGATTTCTGGAATTGCACAACAGTTACCTACATTGATCCCGACAGCATTAATGATGATTGTTACATTGGTAGGATCGCTACTTTCCAATGTAGGTCAGATCGTGGATGCCGGTATCGACTTGTTGGTTGGTTTGGCGCAGGGATTGGTAAATGCATTGCCGCAGCTGATTAATCAGGCACCGACTATTATCGGTCAGTTGGCGACGGCGATTATTTCGAACCTGCCGAAAATCTTACAAGCCGGAATTAAGATCATCACAATTCTTGCGACCGGACTTGTACAGGCAATTCCACAACTGATCGGTAAGATTCCGGCTATCATTAGCCAGATCAAGAATGCATTTACCAGTGTGAACTGGGGCAGTGTTGGAATGAATATCGTCAAAGGCATTGCCAGTGGATTAACAAATGCGGCGAAGAGCCTGGCAGATGCAGCGGCAAATGCAGCAAGTAATGCATTGGATTGGGTGAAGTCAAAGCTTGGTATTCACTCGCCGTCACGAGTATTCCGTGATCAGGTTGGTAAGATGATGGCTCTTGGTATGGGCATTGGATTCGAGAAGAATATTCCGATCAGATCCATGAGTGCAGGAGTTCAGAAAGCAGTATCCGGATTGCAGAGATCCGTAAATATTGCGATGTCAGGCGGAGTTGACACACCGTCAGTAGACAAGTTAAAGAACCAGCCGGGATTTGATGACAAAGGTTTAATTGATTATGACCGTTTGGAGAAAATCCAGATGAGAGCTGCAGAAAAAATGGCGAAGCGTCCAATTTTCCTTGGAACCAAGAGGATAGATGAACCATTGCCGAAAGGAGCGGTGCCGGCATTATGATAAAGGCATATTATAAAAATAGTAAAGGAGAGGTGCTTTGGTTGACCAAGGCGCCTTTTCGTACTGTTGAGGCTGATTGGTTTGACAGTACGTGGGAAGAGACAGAGGACGGTTATGAAAAGGTAGTTACCTTAGATGTCTTTGGAAAGAGAATGGAGTTCGTGCAGAACATGGAAACTCTGTACAGAATCATTTCTGTAGACGCTGAGACGGGCAAATACGGACGTTTGTATGTGAATGATACATTCTTACCATGCCAGATTTACAAGACCAAGAAAACAGGATGGAAGGGGTATGTGTATACGGAAGTGGAGCTCACATTCCTTGCACCGGAGTTGTCGTGGATCACAGTTCTGGAGAAGAGGTTTTATCCGCAAACAGAACCAGTTGCAGTAAGTGGATTAGATTTTCCTACGGATTATCCATTTGAGCTTGTGGAAGAAAAGCGAGGATCTGGAGTGTTTGAAATTGATCACATTATTCCATCAGATTTTGAAATGGTGATCTACGGTCCATGTTCAAATCCAAAGGTGTTGATCAATGGGTATCCTTATGAGATTTTAACCACATTGGAGAAAAATGAGTATCTGATATTAAATACGCTAGAAGAGACAATCACGAAATATCTATCCAATGGCATGACAGCGAATTTGTTTAATGCCAGAGGATATGACTATTCCGTATTTGAACAGATACCACCCGGATTAATATCTGTGAATTGGAGCGGAGAGTTTGGAGTGGATCTGTATATCTTTCTGAAGCGGAAGGAGGCAGCATGGTAATACTAGCAACGCATCAAAGAGAGATTGGCAGTAATCCACTGAAGAGAGCCAACTGTACCTTCGACGTGAACGGGGAAATGAAGTTCTCCGTGAAGATTGCCCGGAGCTATTGGACTAAAGATATGACATATGGGAATCTGGTGTACATTCCGGATACGGAGTATGGCGGGATCATCGGCAAGGTTCTTACCAGTACAACACTGGATTACGTGGAACTGAAAGGTTACACCTGGCGCGGAAGATTGGCATACAAAGCCATTGAGCCGCCATCCGGAAGGGATTATAAGGTTGTGTCAGGAGAACTCAACAAGGTACTCAAAGCATTGATAGAGCCGGAATTTGATGGATTATACGTGGTATCCAGTGAAGATACAGGCGTATCTGTAAGTAATTATCAGTTTGATCGGTATTGCACGTTGTTGGAAGGTGTCACGAAGATGCTGACTTCGGTTGGATATCGGCTGGATATTCAGCACAAGCGGGAGAAGGGCGTTCCGGGGTATGTTTTGATCAGAGCAATTCCAATCGTAGATTATTCTGATCAGATTGAATTGTCCAAAGACTGTGGATTGAATTATACGATGGAAGACATTCGAGATGGAGTTAATCATCTGATCGTCACCGGCAAAGGGGAATTGCAGGACAGAAATGTATTTCACCTGTATGCTTGGCCGGATGGGAGTATTAAAAAGACTCAGTATTACACCGGACTGGATGAGATTGTCCAGGTCTACGAGAACACATCCACTGAGACAGATCAACTGGAAGACCAGTCACTTGATAAGTTGACTGAGCTGATGAGTAAGAAGAAATTCAGCATGGATGTGGAGAAGCTTGGCATTGATGTAGGTATCGGAGATATCGTTGGCGGACGAGATTACCTTACTGGTATGTATGGAGCAAAGCCTATCGAGAACATTACCTGCAGCGTAATTGCAGGAGTAACATCGAAAGAATATGAATTGAAAGGAGAAAATGACGATGGAGATAGTTAGTGGAAGAACCGGAAGCCCGCATGTGACAAGTCAACAGTTCAGGCAATTTGTCGAGGGAACAGTTGGACAGGAGAGTTATATTCTAACATCCGGTGAAAATTTAGAACCGGAACTTGCGTCGAATAATATATTGAAGATTCGAAGCGGTATGATGAGTCATCATGGAAATATTTCCAGTATAAAAATTGGAACTTATGATGAGGTGGAACTGACTAATGGTAGTCAGGGAATGAAGCGCATTGACCTAGTGGTGAATCGGTATACAAGGAATGCTGAGACGAATGTTGAAGCAAATAATTGGGTAGTTATTACAGGAACGCCAGCGGCGTCTGATCCAGCTGTGCCGGCATATACTGTTGGCAATTTGCAGGAGGGAGATTTGACTGATGATTGCCCGGTATTTGAAGTGCATTATGACGGATTGAATGTCACAGAGATCAAAAAGCTATTGGATGTAGCTGATAATTTGGGGAAGATGAAAAAAGAGCTTGCTGAATTAAATGGCAAGATCAATCATAATTCCAACAAGCACATTCTGATCGGCAAATGGAGCAGTGCATGGAATCTTTCCGATACTGCCAAAAATATCGGATCTAAAAAAGCCGCGATTGATAACGAATACTATAAGACCACCACCGGAGCGGATTCTGCCGTGACCGTCAAAAAGTCTGGGTTGTACTACGTATCAATGTATGCGCAGGGATCAGCTGCTTCCGGTGCATCGGCATCCATACAGGCACAGGTTGTAGCAAGTGCCACAGTAGTAGATGATGCATACGTCCTGTTTGGAGCTGGCTATTCCTATAATGGATTAAGTGCGAACATCAACATTGGGCGCGTAGTGTTCCTACAAGCTGGAACAGTGCTCACGCCACAGCTTAAGAAATCCTCGGCATCTGGAGCTGCGTCAACCACAGGAAGCTCTTATATGGAGGTTGTGCATATTTATTAAGATAAGGTTATTGCACCAGCCGGTGAATAGTAGAGCAGTCCTGTAATCCGAAAGCGTCCGTTGACATTCTTGTTGAATACAGCGTATAGATTCTCACCTTGCCAAGTTACGCCCTCAGCATGTAAAGAGTCAGCATTTCCGTCTCCATTCATGATGACGGCTCCTGAATTTTGCGGAGTAGCATCTGTTATCCCAAACAACGAATTGATCTTTGTAATGGTGGTTATCAATGCACTGGAGTTACCAGTTCCATACGGAGTCATTGTGAAAGAAATGAACCGGATATTGTTCGCATAATTGCCATTTAATTAAGGAAGCGCTTGGCGAAAATGCTACACTCAAATAAAAAAAGGAGTGTAGCAGATGGAACAAAAGATTATGGAAGTAATGAGAAGAATGCAGGACATATTGTCAAAAGAACAGCTTCGAGAATTGCAGTCAGCTCTCAGAGTTACGTTTAATGGATGCGAGCTACAGCCAAGAAGTGAGCTGATGGTGCTGGATGACAGTTGGAATGGTGATTTGGAAGACTTTCTGATGTCCAAGGCTCTGGAAGGGAAGAGCCAGGCGACAATCATCCGGTATCGGTACGAACTGGAAAGATTGTTAGCGTACATCAACAAGGCAGTAATTGATATTACAGATTCGGATATATCGAATTACATGAGGGTATACAAGAGAATCCGGAACATTAAAAACAGCACTCTTAAAGGTGTGCGGTCGATATATAGCAGTTTCTTTTCGTGGCTGCGTGATCGAGACCGGATCCGAAAGAATCCGATGGTGTTGGTGGAAGACATTAAGGTTCCGATCAGGGTGAGAGAACCGTTCACTGATGCAGAACGGGAGAAACTTCTGAGAGAATGCCGAACGCTTCGGGATAAGGCTATGATGGAATTTCTATATTCCACAGCTGTCAGAGTCGGAGAATTGGTAAAGCTGAACCGGGGCGACATCAGATTTTCCACAAAGGATCTGATTGTATGTGGTAAAGGCGACAAGGAACGAGTTGTTTATTTGAATGAACGTACTCACATGTACCTGTTGGAATATCTGGAGAGTCGAACAGATACAAATCCGGCACTGTTCGTGTCATTGCGATCGCCGCACAAGAGGCTGACAGATAAGGGCGTGGAAGATATTGTTCGTAGGACCGGCAGAAGAGTTGGCGTGAAAGCGTACCCGCATAAGTTCCGAGGTACATCAATTACCAATGCTCTCAATAGAGGAATGCCATTGCAGGAAGCATCCTGTATGGCAGGTCATGTCAAATCAGACACAACATTAAGGTATGCTCAACTGGATCAGGATTCAGTGAGATACCATCACAAGAAATATTTAAGTGCATAACATAAAAAATAAATAGGAAAGGAGACTCCCCTTTAATCTCCGTGTTGTCAATACATCCGGCTGGTAGTCGGGTGCTTTTGTTATGCGCTTTTATATAGTAACTATTAACTTTAGATTCAAAGGA